CCGCTGGGCTTGCCCTTGGTGAGTAGTGCATCGAGACTCACGCTGCGCTCACCTTCCACTTCCAGTTCATCAAGCCCAGGACGTAATCAACCTCGGTGTAGAGCTTGTCAATGCTGCCGCTATTGGCGACGTAGAACGCCTCGCCCAAGCGGCCGGCCCAATCCTCGGAGACGTGGGCGCCGCCGTCCCGACGTCGCGGGCCGTCGATCTGCCACAGGGATCCCCGGCAGTCGCCAATGAACTCGGCCTCGTTCGGGAACCTTACGTCAGTGAATACGTACTTACCTGCTTGATTAGTCAAGGACTTACGTGCGGCATTGATCCAAAAGTCAGGATCAAGCTCCCGGATACCCTCAGTGCCTAGGCGCTGGAGGTAGCGGCGGTAGAGGGGAAACAACTTCTTGACGCCATCCTCACCGCCATAGAGCTTTAGTGCCTGGCTAAGGTGAAGCGGCATACCCGGAAAGTAGAGGTCCATTCCGATAATCGGATCCTGCTGCAGGAGTACGTGCTTCAGCGGTGCCGCAAGGGACAGCTTCTCGTAGCCCCAGCGGTTCACAAGGTAGTCAGCAACGGTGTCCTTACCAACGCCGGCCCCGCCTGTGAGTCCAACAACGATCACTTGATGGCCCCCCGCAGCTCGGAGTCGATGAAGTTCAGCTCATCGTGTGCCAGGGGAATGACGTCGCCAGCATGGAACTGGGACAGGTCCACCTTGTCAGTGATCCATGGCCCCTCGGTGTAGTCGCTCTGGAATCCGCGGAGGCGCGGGAACACAACGCCGTAGTCGAACAACGTTTGCTCGCCCCACATGTCGAAATCCTTGGAGCCCACAACCGCGCCGTCAGGCGTTTCGTTCCTCGGGTAGACCTCGACCACCAGGCCAAAGTCCTTATCGGTGAGCGGGCCAAGCGGCTCTTTGAGCGCTACCCGGTCACCCTTTGCGAAGCTTTCCATTTCTCCTACTTCAACTTCAGCAAGGCGCGAAGCTCTTTGGCTCCGTGCTTGACATAGAACGAATTGACGTCCTCCCCATCGGGGAGTTTGATAATTGCCGGGTTCGGAACCTCGCCGGCCACCTTCTTTGCAAACTCTTCCCCCTGGCCCTTGTCGTCGTTATCGGCCAGGATGATGACCCGCTCATACCCTTCAAACAGGGTGGGGTAGTGGTCCTTCCAGGCATTGACGCCCGGAATACCAACAGCGGGGATCCCCGCCTGTACTGCTGTGATGCAGTCGATTTCTCCCTCACACACAGCGATCCAGCGCTGATGCTTCACCAGCTCATTGACGTTGAACATGGTGATGTTGGTCCCGACAGGCTGCCAATACTTCGGCCCTTCACCTTCCGGCCCACGGCGGAACCGTAGGGATACGGGGCCGTTCATGGTCAGGTAGGGAATGGAAATCTTGCCTAGTGCTGGCTCATCGGAGGCTTCGGGGTGGACGACGGCCCCCAGTTGGAACTGGCTTAGCGTCTCGGGCTCTAGCCCCCGGTCGTCTATCAGATAGTCGAGCAGGCCGGTATCGTCCAGGAACAACTGGCTGTGATAGGCCGCCACCCTTTTCTCCAGTGAGTTCTTCTGCGCGTTGGACAGAGCCACCGTAATCAACACCTTCTTTGTTCTGGATCAGGTCCAGTGCGTCTCCAAAGAAGGAGCAGGCGAAGCAGCGGAACTGGCCTTTTTCTTCGTTGAATGACGCACTCGCGTTCGAGTCGTCGTGAATCACGCAGCGGATCTTTACCCAGCCGCCGCGCTGTAGGGGCAGATGATCGGCCCCGTAATACTCCAGTACCGGCCGGAGGCTAAACTTCGTAGACTGCTTCATCAAGCCCCCTGGCAAGCTCTGTAAAGAGCCGCCGCAGTTCCGGAATGATGGCCGGCTCATAGCTGGCACAGGCCTGAGCAACAGCGCCAGTCTCGATAAGGTCCACCAGCTCGCTTACCTTCAAGGTCAGCTCTACGGTTTCGTTCAAGAAGTCGTCCATCAGTTGTTCTCGCTATCCGCGTAGTAGTTCAATGAGTCCATCGACAGTGAGAATGACCCACTGTTCTCCTGGCTTGGCTGTTCCTCGTCGTTTAGCCACCACAAGCCCGACGTCGGCTCCGTCGTTGACGCGCTCCGTCTCCGCTTCCCGAATCCATTCCGGGAGGCTGAGCCGGCCCCCATAGTCTTTGCACTCGACCGCGACACGTCGGCCCGATGCCGTCCTGACGTTGGAAATATCCCCAGTATCTTTGGCACCAGTACGAACCTTCCGATCAATGAACTCCGAGAGGTTGTCCCTCAGATAGTCGGCAGTGGTCCTCTCAAACCTGCTGCCGGCCTGCTTTGCGCTTGCGTTAGTCCTGGGCATTGGCAGTCTCCAGCCACGCCTTAGCGAACTCCTGGGCAATCGTCTTGGAGGTGAAGCTGTAGCCCACGGTGCCTAGGCTGGCCGTAAGCATGACGTTGATGGCCCTCAGCTCCCACTCGGTGAACACCATGCGGCACAGCCGCACGGGTCCGTCAGCGTGAAACTCGTGGATGACCTCGCGCTCGAAGTACCTAACCGACATGCTGCAAGTCCTTCTCGTTTGAGTGAGTCATGTAGAGGGCCCTGCCCTCGACGGCCGCAGCCGCAGCGGCTTCCAGCGTGTCGAACTGCCCCAGCCACAGGAGCTTGGGCCGCTGCCCCTCGCGGGGCTGGTTGACCGTAGCCACCCACTTGCGGCGCCTCGTGTGGAAGTAGACGCCCCGCACCCCTGACTTGGAGTTGCGGTTAGCCTTCGGGCGGTTCTGCTGGTTCTGTGACTGGGTGACCAGGCGCAGATTGGAGCGCTTGTTGTTCAGTCCGTCGTGGTCAATGTGATCCACAATGGTTCCCCTGGGCGCGTCCAGAATGAGCCGGTGAACCTTCCGGCTACCTCCCTCAGTGAGGGAGTGCCTGATAAAGGCGTAGGCGGTTCGCTCTCGGGCGTCCATGGAGGATGAGATACGTTCCGTGGTCTGCTGGATGGTGGGAAGGTCCGCCAGGTCGATGACCATTGTGCGGCCCTTACCCACGTCCACCAGCACTTCGTCGCCTACGATCACGTAGTCGTTTTTCATCCCGCGTACTGCATCCTGCCAAGGTCTGCCAGGATTGGCAGCGTCCATGTTCCGGACGCCTGGGCTTTACCATTTCGATTCTTCACCGGAGAAATGTTCAGGTGAGTTTCGGAACGGTGCAGGGTCCAGACGCAGGCCGGGGTTTTTGAAATCTTGCCACGTAGCCCGGAGAGTGGGATGGGTTTCATTCCGTCCTCGTTCTCGCCGGTCACATGGTGGAGGGCAATTACTGCGGCGCCGGTTTCTTTCGCCAGCTCATGCAAAAATTCGCAATTCCCTTCCAAGGCTTCAAACTCCCCGCCCCCGCCTGCATACAGATTTTTGAGGTTATCGAGCGCAATAATTTCTGGCATCGCGCCGTACTTAGTCAAGTAAGCCTGTACTTGCGTATGTACGTCCTCGTCACTAGGCGACGACATGAAGCTCCACTCGAAGTGGCTTGCCGCCTGGTCAACAATGGCGTCCATCTCAGCCTGCCGGCCCTCACGTATGAGGCGTTCCACCTCGGACTGTTCCCACCCTGTTTCGATGGAGACTGCCCGCTTGAAGATCGTCATGGCGTCCGAGTCGGCCGAGAAATACAAGCAGGTATTTACCTTCTTGCCGTCCCCTTCTTGGCCGTTGCCCCGCTGAATAATGTTGTGAAGAACAGCCGTCTTTCCGGTTCCGGGACCGCCCGCAATAATGGACAATTGACCGCGCCGAAGGTGGGACTCCGTTGTGTGGATAATCGAGAACGGATTCTGGATTGGTTCCCCGGCGTTGGAGTCCTTACGCCGTGCTTGCGATAGCCGTAGCATTCTTCACTTTCAGGATGGGGTGGAGCGGTTACTTAGCGTACAAAGCGCCAGAATTTGTGAGTCCCACCGGCAATGCCGGGGTGGTTCTCGTCATCCGTTTTGAGCTTGTCGTTGCCCGTCTCGGCCTGTGAGCGGGGATCCGCCCATGCCTTCCAGGAGCCCTTATCAATCCACTTGGCGGGGATACCCAGCACCAGCGGAACACCGGCCGGCGCAGCGGCAGCAACCGGGGGAGCGGGGGTGTACTGGACAGCCGGGACGGCTGCAGCCATGGTGCCGCCGCCGTAAGCCGGGGCCGGCGCGTCCTGGGGAGCGTTCATGCTGGTAGCGCCGAGGCCGGCGCCCAGGTTGAACTGGCCGGCAAAGTTCTTGGCCAGTCGGCCGAGGGTTGCGAACGTCGTATTGCGTTCGAGCTGCTGGGCTGCAAGCTCCAGCTCTGCCAGGTCATCACTGGCCATGGTCAGCCACGGTGCGTCAAAGCCGGTGCCAGCCTTCAGCGTGGCGCGGTACTTGTATTCCTGAGTCAAGGACTCTCCTTCGATCTGCCCCGTAAGGCCTCTGATATATACGCTTGACATTCAGCTCAAAAGACTGGGCCGAACGTCAAGCTGCTCCCCGTGGGGAGCGCGGTTACTACAATACACACATATACGCTGGACAATCAAATCAAAAAAAATGAACCTTCAGCTACTTCAAGACGACGAAGGGTACTGCACCTTCACCCTTGGCCTGGCGGGCAGCAACAACCTTGCCGGCGTGCTCGGCAGTCTTGGCTGTGCCCATGTGTGCCAGGAGGTGACCCTTGGCCCGCAGCATCTCGGATTCCGCGTGCGCCAGGTTGGCCTTGCTGTCGGCCACGAGCTGCGCCAGCTCGGCGTCCAGCTCCACCTTGGAGCCCTCGCCCTTGGCCACGATGGACAGGTTGCGGGAACGGATGAAGTTGTACGTGTCCTCGCCACCGTCGATGGGTGGTGGGGTGTTGGTCTGAAGCGAGTAGGTGAACGCCGCAGCGGCGTCGTGCATCTCCGCAGTCTTGGCCGGGTCCGCGTAGATACGGTACTCGCGGTAGTCGCCCAGGCCAATGAGGACAACGATCCACGCCGACGTGAAGCCGAACGTATCTAAGTACCAACGTACTTGCGCAACGTACTTGGCCGGAATGTCGTTGGGGCCGGGGCCCCAGCCAACGCCGGTCATGGAGGTTTTGATTTCCAGAACCTCGTACTCGCCCGTCTCCGTGCTGACCAGGAGGCCATCAGGGTTTGCGAGCTGGTAGCTGCGGTCCTTGTTCCGCCAAGACCCACCCGGCAGCACATCGTACTCCGGGTGAGCCTCAGCGAACTTCTGTGCGATCACGGGCTCCAGCCTGTGACCCCAGTCAAACAACGGATTGTAGTCATTGTTGCGGGGGATGATCCCCGCCTTCTGCATCCACAGGACGTACCGGGAGGTGAAGTTGTTGATCCCCAGTATGGAGGCAATCTCGGAGCCGCCGATCCCCTTTGTGCGGGCTTCATGCCACTGGGGGGATCCGTCCTCGAACTGCCCGACAAGTACAGCCGTGCCCAGCGTACTGGGCGGGAGTAAGCCAGGCACCCCCGCATCCTCGCCGGCCTCGCCGGCAAAGAACGCTTCAATCTCGGCGTCCGTGGGCTCCCTTACGTCCACCGGCACGGTGGCCGGCGTGTTCCCCACGTAGTCATTGATGGACGTCTGTCCTTCAAGCTCAGGCATACATGCTCTCTCTCTCCTGCACGAGACGGTTGATATCGCTCATGATCTTCTTCTCCTGGTCGGAAACGTGGTCGGGGGTAGCGGCCAGCGGGCGCAGCAGCATTTCAATGATGCCGTCCTCGAAGCCGATAATCTCCTGGGCAACGTAGCCCTCGGCCGCAAGATCCCAACTGAGTTCCCCCAGGTCAATCGGGCTTTGGATCTGTGCCACATGGACACCGTTCATCTGGACGACGACGACGTTGCCGGCGTCGTACAGGACTTTGAAATCTTCCTCGTCAACGGCGACAGGGATTTCAAAAGTAGCGAGCTGTTCCATGTGTGTTCCTCTAAAAATGGCAGCACGGACCCGTGATGCAAACCATGATGATTGTACTAGCCGTATATATACGACTGAACCTTCGGGGGCAGAAAAAGGGCGCGGTGTTCACTTGCGCCCGCGCCCTCTTCTGAACCTTCGGTGTAGTGGTTACAGAATACCAGCAGTCCGAAAAAGTTACGCGCTCAGGTGAGGTTACTGAACGGTAGCCGCGTGATCTCGCTCACATCGTCTGGTATCACTATGGTTTTGGCCGGCTCTGGCTCCGGATCCGGGTCGGCCAGGAGGTCAGGCTTGGGCTGCTCCTTGGGCATCCGGATAAAGCCGTCGCCGTCCTCGGGCAGCCTCGGAGTGTAGAAGAAGCCACCGATCCGGCTGGCGTCGTTCTCCGGTGCGTCCGGGTGATAGTCCAGCACCACGCCATTGTTTTCCATGGCCTGCAGCCAGGTGTTTAGGAGGTGTTCTTCCGATGGAGACAGGGTTACCCCACGGTTCCGGCGCATGAGAGCGCGGATCCGCTGAGTGACGGCCGTTGAGCGGTGACGTGTATCTATGTCCCACGGGAGAATGTCCCGGTATGTTTCCTTGCGGTCTGTGAAGCCGGCCCTTTCTAGGGCCTTCCACACCGCAGCCTCGGTCACGCCGTACTCCCTGGCGATATCCTTCAGCTTCCACTTCTGAGCGCGGAGCTGTCTAAGCGTGGTGTTGTCTGGCAACTTGCGTGGTGCTGGCATATCTACTCTCCCCGAATTAATCTCGTTGGCAGCGGGCCGGGTCCGTGAATGACAAGCACGTTTTCAATGGTAAACGATCTGTCTGCACGACTCAACCTTCATCTATCCGTTACATACCTTCACTGCCTGCTAGGTATGCCCTGCGACTTTACTTTGCCTTCAGCCTGTCCAACTCGGTCAGGGTGTCGTTGACGCGGTTGATGACCCGCGTCTGCAAACCCTTGTCGGACAGAAGTTCAACAATCACTTCCCGGAGCACCGCAACATGGTTGATCCGGGCGCGGCCGAGCTTCAGTGCGACGTCTTGGCAAAAAGCGACAAGGTTCCGGTAGGGCTCCGGATCAATGTCCACGCTTAGACGAACGCGCTTATGGATCGGCGCTGCGTTTGGTACGAACTTTACCCCAGCCATATTCTCGGCGTCGTCAACGTCGTCAATTGTGAGTGCTCTGCGTGCCATTATCAGTTCCCTACTTTCATTGAAGCTTCAATACGTTCCATCTCAATTACCACCTGATCGTGGTCATAAAGATCAGTGACCTCGAAGAATGCCCCCTGCGCGATAGCTTCCCTCCGACCAATCTTGGTCGTCAGTACCTTGCCGCCCTGCTTCGTGATCTTCTGCTCCCACACCTTCGTTGAGCTGGCGTTGTAGGTAGTCCTGTTGAACAAGACAGCCCAGGGGAGAGGATCGTCGCGGAGAGCTGCGGCCTCTTCGATGAGGTCAAACGTGGCCGGCACCTTGGGCGCCTCCAGTGCGGTTGGTGCCACCGGCACGAGAACAAAGTCAGCGGCGCGGATAGCGCCCCACACAATGCCCTTGACCGCTGCGGCCCTTTGCCGCTCTGCCTCGGACTCGTCGGCGGCTGTGCCGTCCGAGCGGCCGGGGGTGTCGATGATAACGACGTCGAACCGAGTGCCGATGATGCCAGGCAAAAGCATGTGGAGCTTGGGAGCAACCTTGCTAATGACCGGGATTTCCCAGGATCCCTTTACGGACCAATCGGCCGTTGACTGCTGTGTGTCTGCGTCTACTACAAGAACGTTGAGCCCCAGCTTGCGGTAAGCGTGGGCGAGATGGGCAGTGGTTGTGGTCTTGCCGGTGCCACCTTTGAGGTTCACTACGGCGATGATTTTCGTCATGAGATGAGCTTAGCGTATGTGAGTGCGTAAGTAAAGGCGGAAGTACCTAAGCACTCAACTAATTACGTAAGGCGATACTTCTTTACTCGGTGGCCCTGCCACGCCGGCCCGGTGTAGACTATCGACAGGTATCCTCGTGGTTGTGGACTCCATCGGGCGATGTATGCGCCCACCAAGCTTGAACGCCCTGCCAGCATCCCGGTGGGGCGTTCGGGTTTTAACCGTCCACCCGTATCTCGTTCGGCTGCTTCAGCCGGAACGGTTCCCCCGTCCGGGGATCCCAGTGTTCCAGTTGAGAGATGACGTCCCACACCTGGGCTAAGGCCTTGGTCTTTGTCTCGGCCCTGATAAGCAGCTCGAAGGCGACATAGCCATTCTCGGTTGCCTTCAGTGCCGTCAAGGCTCTTGGCGTCAGGTGGTTGCCCTGGCTTTTCGGGACCAGGATCCCGCTCTCCCGGAGACGCTTGACCGTCATGGAGACGGTCTTGGGTTTCATGTCCACAATGGCCCCGTAGTCCGCTGCCGGCCGACGTGACACCATGGCCACCTGGCAGTAGCCATGAGCCCACCTGGCCCAGTATTCGTCACCTTTAGGCGCTGGCATGGTCGTTCACCTCAATTGGTTGTGGTGAGTCCATTATCGTCTTTCCCCGCAGCGCGGCGCGAAGTCGCTCAATCACGCTGGGGCTGATAATGGTGGGTGTCAGCGGCTTGGCCGCCACCGCAGATGCCAGGCGTTCCTGCCTGTCTGCAGCGGCCTTCTGCTTGCGCTCAACGTGGGCCCTGACGCCCTCGGGCGTGATGGTGGAGAGCAGGTAGCGGAAGTACCCTACAGGGTTGCTTAGCTCTGCCGGCGCCGTCCAGCGCTGGCCCGTCACCGTGGCGTACATTGCCCTGGCTACATCGTGGGGAGTCCACCAGTCGGCCGAGATGCCGGCCGCGTCGAGTCCACGGCAAATGTCCCTGGGGTGGACTGACCGGAGGAAAGTTACCTCGTTGACGAGCTTGCCAGCGAGTCGCTGGAGCGGTAGCTCCCATTTCGTCGGCTTGGGCGAAGCCCGACGCGCTTTAGCGCGTTTCTGGTTAGTAGAACCAGAGGTGAGATTAGAGGTCGTAGAACCTCTACGAGGTAGATGGCCGATTTTTTCCACAAGCTGTTGGTTCATTGTGAATACGCGGGTAGAAGCCTTGCGGCGCTGCGCCGGCCGACGACTGTTGGGGTCTGCCTTTAGGGCAGCCTCCAGCCGTTCCGTCTTGGTGAGGTAGCGGCCCTCATCAATGACCACCATGAAGCCCAGGAGCCGGATAATATCCCGCGCCTTACGGTACGTGCGGCCGCTCCGGGGGATACCCAGGGCATAGGCCATGCGCCTAGCGCCGGTCGTGTGGGAGGTTTGCACGTTGCGGCCGGTGCCGGAATCCGCGGTGGCAGCATCGGTCCTGGCAACAGCCATGACAATGCGGAGGGACACTTCGTATTTGCGTCGGAGAGCAATGCCGGCAGGGCTAAGCAGGGCAATGTTAATTGCCGCCATGCACTGTTCTCGGCTAGTCCAGCAGGGTATTTCCGCAGGTGAGGTGGCGTTTAGTACCCCTGAAAAAGCTCGAGGTTTTTCTAACGTCCATGGATAATCCTCGCGTGTCGAGGACATGGCAATATCAGGGCATGTGTGTATGATGGTGGTACTCCAAAGGGTTGGTACTCCACGGAGAATGCGCTGGCTGATCTTGGCGGATACGGGCCAGTGAGAAACTTGAAGAGGCTCACCCTAACGGGTGGGCCTCTTTCTTTTGTCTATGCAGTCCTGGGTAGTTCAAGCTCCTGCTGGGTGATGGTTGAGGGGATGGGCAACAGATGGGAAAGTTGCACATATTCGGAAAGGATAGCAGCAATCATGTCCCCGACCGGAACGCCGGCCTCCTTAGCCTTGGCGCGGACAAGCTCGCCCACCTCCCGTGGGGGGCGGGTCGTCATCTGGTCGCGGTCACCCTTATGAATCCTTGGCATGGGTCCATCTAACACCTTGATTCGGATTCCTGCACCATTGGTAGCATGTCCAGTTCCAGCGTGTCGCGGGGGGCGATTGTTCACCTGTGGGATGCGTGATTAGACTTATGCCACATACAACAACCATGGGAACGGACAAAATACAGTGCCTTACAGGGAGAAGTGTGCGCGGTGCGACAACCCCGCTGCGCTGAAGTGGACGATCTTCAACGGGCATGAAGCATGTGTGGCCCCGCTGTGCTCGGAGCACAGCAATGACCTCAACGAGCTGGTTACCATCGTCGGCACCAAGCCGGTGCTACACACTGGGACTATCCCCACGGTCCCGGTACGCTTGCCAAAAGCCCGTCCGATCGCCGGTTGGGTCAAGCCCGAGGACAACTGATGGCCATACCGGAGAGCGCGGAGGTAGCCGCACACGCGGAGCGCGAGCGGTTCATGAAGGAGATTCGCCTCGACTACTGGGGCCGGCCCTTCTACTACGACATGAACGGGAAGCCCCTCTCCATGGAGGGCTGGACCGAGGCCTACGGGATGGACCGCCATATCGGGGACACCTACCTGCACCTCCGGGGCCACGTCTACCGGGTGTCAACCGTCTGGTTGGGGCTCAACCATGGCTTTAGCCCAGACTCCCCGCCACTGATCTTCGAGACGATGGTGTTCATGGATGGCGACATGAGCGGACTGGATATCATGGACCGCTACAGCACCAAGGCCCAGGCAAAGGCCGGCCATGCCCGGATCTGCGCCGTGGTGCGGAAGATGATCCGGGAAATGCCCAGGCGTAAGCAGCTCATCAGCCATGGCAGCAAGCCGTGAGCAAGAAGGGTTGCTACATGACGGTGGACTGGGATGCCAGCTATACCGTCTGCCCCCGCTGCGGATTCGTCCGCCGCGCCTACTGGGCTAAGCCGCTGATCCGCAAAGGCGGCAAGCCATGACCACCAACATTGACGCCCTGGCCATCCGTAAGCGGCTCGGCCGCGCCTACTGGACAGTGCCAGAGCCCTTCGGGGATGACGGCTGGAGCTTTGACACCATCATTCAGGAGCACGGGCGGATCATCGTTACCGCGTCCGACTTCACCAGCATCGGCGCCCCGGCAGGGCAGGAGTGGCTGCACGCCTCGATTAGCTGGATGAGCCGAATGCCCACCTACGATGAGCTGACCCACCTCCACAAGGCCGTGTGGCCCAATGGCTACGCCTATCAGGTGTTCGCCCCGCCCTCCCAGCATGTAAACCTACACAGCTACGCCCTGCACCTGTGGGGCTTGGCGGACGGGAGTCCCATCCTCCCCGAGTTCGGAAGGTTCGGCACGATATGAAAATGCTGTCAATGGGGCTGCCAAGCACCCTGGCCAACTGGCACATGCTGTGCGCGTTCATCTTCGGCACGGAGTCGCCGGCAACGCAGTTCATCAAAGACAAGATGGATGAGCAGGGGCCGGATATGGAAGTCCTGGCCGACGAGTCGCAGTTGCTCTATGCCCTCGGACAGATGCACCGCCGGCCGGAATCGTGATGCACGTCCCCGATGAGAACCTTGCCCGCTACCGCCGCATCCGGGAGCTGTCCCACCTCATGAGCCGCATGGGGGATATGGTTAGCGGCCTCGGGGAGTACGACGACGCTAACAAGCTGTGGGCCATGGGCGGCAAATACAAGCGCATGGCTAACGAGCTGCGCGTGCCGGGGAAGGATGGGAAATGAGCTGGACACAGCCGCAGTGCGACAAGTGCTGGACGCGGGAGAATCCCGTGCGCGAGGCTGTGCGCCTAACGCGGCCGGTGCTGGAGCAGTGCTGCACCTGTGGCTTCGCAACCAGGTCCGGGATCTACATTCGCCGTGACCCCGCCGCAGTGCCCTATCCCACCATGGACGAAGATGATGATTTCGACCGCGCCGAACGGTTGATAGAGCGCCTGCTAGGCGGGGCCAGGTTGGATGACTAGCCCAAAAGGTGAGAGGGCTCGCCCGGCCCATCGAGCCACCGCCCGCCCTGAGCGTAACCCTCGCGGTCTATGGAGCCGACTACGCCCCGGAAGCGCGGCCCCACCGCGACACCGACAAGGTTCTTCGTTGGATGCTTCGCAAGATCAACAACGCCCCAGTCCCCCGGCATCCCAGTAATCTTCAGATCCTTGCAGCGGCCGATGATATCCAGGTTGAACGCCAGCGGCGCCGTGGGCGCCTCCATGGAGTTGATCTGGTCTATTAGATCCTCCAGCCGGTCAAACATGCCTGGCTGGCCCTCCATGCCCGTTGTTAGGTCGTATTCGTCGGCGTCCGCCAGCTCCCCAATCAGCTCTTCCCCGTACATGACAGTGATCGACTGCTTGTGGTCGATGGTGACACCAACGACGGCATCACGGGCGGCCGACGTCGCACGGATGGCGCTGGCCAGCTTGGTCAAGTCGTCCACCAGGTCAGTCTTTTCGGTGTTGACGCCCAGGAGACGAATCTCCGCGTAGCCGTCCTCTTCGCCGCTCTCGACGTCGATCCAGTCAAGGCCGGCGCTGAACTGGGAAATGCCCATGGCCGTAGCCTGGCCGGTGGCCCGCTCCGCGTCCCAGCCGTACCGAAGGTAGATGAGCGGCTGGCGGGGGTTCTTGCCCTTGGCCATGGTGAGCGCGTTGTGGAGCATGTTGGCGAATGCCTTGGGGTTTGCCCGGAAACTTACCATTGTTCTTCCCTCTGGAATCCGATCTGCAGCTCATGCTGCGAGTGTTGGCCGGCACGTTCCGCCTGCGTGTATACGTCGCCGCCCGGTTCCTCCAGCTCGTCACTACTTGCCTGCGTAATGCAGTGCTTGTGCCTTTGAGTAAATGAGTGGATGAGCGGGTACGCGAATACGGGCACGGCTATGGCTGCCCCGCAACTGCACTGCTCCGATAGGGTCATCATGCTTTCCTCTTTCGTCCAGAGGGTGTCTGGACAATTGCCTGGCGAATCTTCAGCTCGGCCCGCGCAGCGCGGCCGGCAAGGTAAACAACCCAGCGGTCATCGAAGGATTCCGGCAGGTCCGCCCGGTACGGGGAGAACACCTTCCACTTCAAACGCTGGGTGCCGAACAGGGCTGTACTGTCGTACTCCAGCAGGCCGCAGCCCTCGGGAACCTCGCTCGGGTCGATGAGCCCCCTGGGCGCGACGTAGGCGAACCGATGCACCATGGAGTGCCAGGCGGCACGCTTGCCGGGATCCCGGACCTCGCGCAGGAAGTCCGCCCGGCTCACCTTTATCTCCATGCCGATCCGCTCGTAAGGGACGCGCACGCCACGCTTCGAGGTCTTGATAAGCAGCATGTCGATCCGGCGAACCGTGGGGCCGGCTACACGACGCCGGCCCCTCCTGGTCAGAACCTTTCCGCCCATTGCGGCCAGGTCATCAATGCTCACCTCACGGAGAGCAACCCACCCGGTCTGGTCAACCATGTACTTGCGGAAGAGGGCTTCTTCAATGTCCTTGGTGAGGCTCACAGGATGAGCGTGTCCGGGGTGATGGACTTGGCTGCAATCTTGTCGGACGTGATTGACCCTATGGCTATTTTGCCGGCGTCCAGGGAGTCAATCTTGGTGCCGCCCCAGTAGGGGTTTGCCAGCCCCGCCTTCAAGAGCTGGCCGGCCACATTCTCGCCGGCAGCGGTAACTACGTCGGTAAGATACCTGCCGTACTTGTCGCCCTTGGTGGTGTTGATCCGGACAGAGGCGCCTGCCGGCGCCAGGCTGATCGAGAGGGCTTTAGCCTCGGCCGCGAGAGGCTTCCCGCGCTCGGCCGTGTCCACGCCCAGGAGTCTGAAGTGGTCCTTGAACCGGAGGTGGAAGCCAAGATCGACGTCCAATTCCACGGTGTCGCCATCTACCCAGCGCACAACCTGTGCGTTGTACTGGTACGTCATACGGCTACGTATCCGTTCTTGCGGAACAGATCAAAGACCGTGGGGTACATGAGCTGGACGTGAGCTGCAATCTCCAGCGCCACCAGCTCGATTTCGTGCTGGGGCTTGGAACGGTAGGTAGCGTCCGGTCCCCAGTCCACCCGCAGCGACAGGAAGTTCAAGATGCTGCGCAGGTTGGCCGTGTAGTAAATGGTCGAGTACGTATTCACGGGGAGCACCATGCGTGCCACCTCGCGGGAGATGCCGTTGTCCAGCATGTCCCGGTACTCAACCCATGCGTGGCTGCTAAGCCAGTGGATCGAGTCGCGGGCGATAGTCTGCTGCTCGGGGGAGCCCTTGGTGAACTCGTACTTGCCCACCTTGCCCACCTGAACCATTGGGCGATCCTCGGAGGGGAGGTAGAACTTGCCGGTCAGCTCCGAATACCTGCCACTTTCCTCATTGAAGCTGCTCAACCTGTGACGCAGCATTTCGCGGGTGACGAAGATGGGAGCCTCAACCCGGAACGTGAGCACGCAGTGCTCGAACGGACTGGCGTGGCCGTTGTCGTACAGGTAGCGGAGCAGGCCCGCGGATTCTGCAGCCTCAGCCTTGGAGCCCAGGGTGGAAACCCTGGCAGCCATGACGATGCTGGCCTCACTGCCCATGTGGTCTATGAGGTCTACTTTTACGTCGCTCGAAAATTCCGGAGCGGCTACTGCCGTAACAGTGGTCATACGGGGGATTCCTTAGAAATATACGCTAGACAATCAGGTCAAAAAAAGAGCTAAAAATCCCAATCCTCTGACTCGGTGGCCACGGCCTTACCGATCACATAGGAGGATCCGGAACCACTGAAGAAGTCGTGGTTTTCGTTGGCGTCGGGGGAGAGGGCCGACAGGATGGCGGGGGAGACGTCGCAGATGGACGCCGAGAACAGGGGATCAAAGCCCAGGTTCATGAGCGCCTTGTTGCCGTTGTAGTGCAGGAACTTCTTGACGTCCTCGGCCAGGCCCACGCCGTCGTACAGGTCATGCGTGTACTGAATCTCGTTCTCGTACAGCTCCATAAGCAGCTCGTAGGTGTAGTCCTGCAACTCCTGCCGGCGCTCTGCGCTCTCCAGCTCCAGTCCCTTCTGGAACTTGTAGCCGATGTAGTAGCCGTGGACAGCCTCATCCTTGATAATCAGGCGGATCATGTCGGCGGTGTTGGTGAGCTTGGCGTGGGAGGACCAGTACAGCGGGAGGTAGAAGCCCGAGTAGAACAGGAAGCTCTCCAGCAGCGTTGACGCCACTTTACGCTTCAACGGATCGTCGCCGGCGTAGTAGTCGCTGACAATCTGCGCCTTGCGCTGGAGGTTCTTGTTCTCCACGGACCAGCGGAACGCTTCGTCAATCTCCTTGGAGCTGCACAGCGTGGAGAAGATCGAGCTGTACGACTTGGCGTGGACAGACTCCATGAATGCAATGTTGGTGTAAACAGCCTCTTCATGGGGCGTGAGCGCGTCAGGGATGAGCGAGACGGCACCAACGGTGCCCTGGATGGTGTCCAGCAGCGTGAGGCCGGTAAACACCCGCATGGTGAGGGTCTGTTCTTCCGGCGTCAGGGTTGCCCAGGAGGGAATGTCATTGGACAGCGGCACCTTCTCCGGGAGCCAGAAGTTGTTGACCAGGCGATTCCATACGTCTACGTCTTTTTCGTCCTGGATACGATTCCAGTTGATCGCTTCGACGTGGGTTGCGAGCTTCAAAATATACGCTTGCCTTTCAGCTGATGCCCGTAAGCGGTCAGCCATAAGAAGGGGTTTAGAACGGTGATTCGGAAAGATGGTTAATGAACTCGTGGTCGATGCGTTCAGCAATCTTGTCCCAGCGCCAGCCAGCGGCCGACAGGTCATCGAGCAGTGACCAGTATTCGCGTGCGAGCCCGTCAAACCGGAGCGGCGCACCAGGCGTGTATGCCTCGTTGAGGCCCGTGGTTAGATCCTCGACGTCGCGCAGTTCTGCCCATGAGCAGCCCAGCTCCACGGCAACGCGAGCAACGATGTTATCTTTCTGCCGGCCCTCAGTGTGGGCCATCGGGTAGCGGGCGGCTACCTCGTCAATGGCGTCCACCAGGGACGCAGGGTGGATCGTGGCCGGCAGATCCCATGGAGCGTTCAGCCGTAGCAGCTCCAGTCCCGCACTCATTAGCCGACAGCCCGCAGGCTGCGGCCCTCACCGAGTGCTGCGAGCAGGTTCTCCACAGCGTTCTTCATGTGAAGCGTGTACGCGGCCGTGGTGGGGAGGCTGATATCAACAGAGGTTTCGCGGGGGACGGTAATGCTGGCGTCGTCGTGCGCCAGGAGGATTTCAGTCTCCGCGCCGTCCTGAATCACCAGTGCCAGGGCACCGGAGATGGTGCCGCCATCATGCGGCATGGTGATGTTGGAACCGATGTTGCGGTGATCGAGCATTCCGGCAGTCATGAAAACCATGGGGTGACCTTTCGTTGGGTCGTATATATACGCTTGACATTACAGGCAAAACTAAACCTTCGCAAACGGGAACAGGATCCGCAACTGCTCGGCGCGGACGTACTCCCGCTGGGAAGGCGTCAGAGGCTCCCACACGATATCGGGGAGGTCTGGAGGGTAGTAGGGGATGGGAACAACGTCCCAGTATTCGTCGTGGGGCTCCAGCCAGTCGTTCCTGGCGTTCCGGGCCCTGTTGCGGAGCTGGCCCGATGGTGGGCTGTACTTCTTGACGCTGCCCAGGCTGATGCCCAGCAGCTCGGCCACTTGCCGGCCGGATAGTCCCTCGTGGCGAAGCTCGACAATCCGGGCAACAACCTCTTCGGGTATGCGGGTAGTTATTGGTGTGGCCATAACCACCTCCTTTGGGTACGAAAAAGCGCCCCGGCCCGTAAGCCAGGGCGCCTCAACGGGGACTGCTATGCAGCCAGGATCTTGCTGCGGGCAGGGCGCCGGCCCTGCTTGTCTTTCGGGTTAGCCCGCTCGTAGGTCTGGTAGTCCAGCTTCCGAAGCTTGGCGAGTCCGTCGTTGAACTCGTGGAACTCCAGACGCCGGCTGGACTTGCCCTTGTTGTAGATGCTCAACAGCACCTTGGCAACACCTTGTGCGCCAGTGCCGCCTTCAAGGTCTTTGGTGGACCTGCCCTTGATGGCTAGTGCCTCTGCTGGCACGGATCGAAGCGCCGCTACCAAGTCGTCAGGATTGACGCGCTTGCCGAAGATATGGAGGATGAGCCCCACACCCTGCACGGTGTTCGCTTGGAAGGCTGCACGCTCGTTGGCAGTGTATGCCCTCGTTAGGATCTGGAGAACTGCTTCAACCAGGTCAATGCGCGGCTCGGATGCGTGAGTCATGAACCCCGCGTAGACCCGCTCCAGTGAGACGATGGCGGCGAACATACCGCCCGTGTGCTGCCCGGAGACTCGAAGCCCAACAGCCTCCAGTGCGTTCTTCAACGCGATAGCCCCAGGATCGCCCATGGTGGCGCGGACGTGGAACTTATCGAGTGCGTTGACCTTCCTCGTATCGTTCAAGTCGAGGAACAGCCGTGCCTCTTCGGCAACGGTGAGATTTTCGTAGAGTCGAGTGGCAATGTACCCCTGATAATCGACTCGTCGCGCAGCGGCCATTCGGTGCTGTCCGTCGAGGATGTAGGAGCGGCCGTCAAGACGCTTGGAGGCCGTGAACAGGCCCAGCATTTGTGGGTTGAACTCCTTGGCCAACTTGGCAACTCGGGGCTCGTTGAGCTGGCGTTGAACCGCAGGATCAATGCTGAACTCTGTGACCTTCATATCTTTGAGATTCGATACAGACAAGTGGATACCTCTTCGTGGTTGGGTGTGTGTATGAACTTGAAATCAGGCTGCGGACACTTCCACCCCAAAGGTATTCCCCGCAGCCCTGAAAGGAAAGTCTATCGTAGATATCCGCATCCCAACCGTGTCGAGCACCCGGAGAGCCACTGCCCGTGCTGTAGGATCCAGCTCCGCAAGCAGCTTCGAGGCCTTCGCCTGGCGAATTTCGTTCTCCGTTGGGGAGGTCCAGTCAGCGGCTTCGATGTAGGAAATAAAGGAGTCCTCGTCGCCGGCAGCGTTAGCCTGAAGCTCTTGAATGTCAGTGTAGATGGCCTTCATAGCGCCCATGGTATATCCCCTTGTTTGTGTGGTTGTGTTGAATATATTAGCTTGACAATCAACCTGGAGCAAAACGCCTAGACGTCGATGCTCCATGGCTTAGCCACGCGGTGACTCTTCCTGACGGCCGCCAGGCCCAGGATGCCACGGCGCGTGTAGATGGAGTTGAGGGACCGGCCCAGGGCGACAGCCATGTTCTCGTAGCTCGTGTCCTGGACATGCTCCCGTAGGTAGTTGTCCTCTTCTGCCGTCCACCGCCGATATTTGCTGGTCTGCAGCCGCTCCGGTGGGCGGGCTCCGGGGAGCCCGATGCCGCGTTCCTCGCGGTCCTGTTTCTTCTTAGCGTTCACGCACTTGTGGCAGGCCTTACGTCGCGCTCCAACACCGGAGATGATGGGGAAGCTATCGCCGTCCGCCAGCTCTCCACATTGGCTGCATGTGCGGGCCAGTAGTGTTCTCGTGCCGCTGGAGAATGGGCTGTTAGGCCCCTTGCTGGGGAGTCGATCCACCCACCAATAGTAAGGGAGGGCCGTTGCCGGCCCTCCCAGTGTTGCTACTCCCAGCCCTTGCGGAAGCCCGCTGCGCGGGTCCATTCCTTGTCCGGGTTGCACAGCTCCACGCCTGCCCAGCCCTTTGTCTGCATGAGGGTTGGCCAGTTTTCATACTCCAGCACAGCCCCCATTGAGCTGCGCAGTTGGCTCATGAGCCAGTGCGGCCGGCTACGTGCCCAGTGGGGCGTGCCGGATGCGTTCTTTTCGTAGAACTCGATGGCTGCCAGGGTTTGCAGACACACCCAGGGATCCAGCTCCTTTGACTCGTCCATGAACTCGGTCACAGGCTCCCAGGTGTACTCTTCCTTGCGCCCCGGCCGGCCGTTGACGGCGTAGAGGTTCTGGTCGATCAGTTCCTCACCAACCTCCTTGGCAAAAGCCATGGTGCTGTCCGGTATCGGATTCTCGGTGGGTGACAGGCACATTGCCGCCGTCACCAGCAGGTCGAGGTGGTCTTTCCCGATCTTCTCACTCATTTGATACGGCCTTTCTCACTGATTGATACGTATTTGATACTTCGCGTATGTACGTATTTGGAGTCTAGCAAAAAGGGAACGTAGCCGCCCCCCATAACATCAAGCGGCTACGTCCCCGGTCTTTGGCGCTACCCTCGGCAGGCTTCGACAGCCTTGGTGTAGTTGTACCTCGGCTCAATCGTGCGGAGATATTCAGCGGCACTCGTGGCACTGAACCCCTTGTCAGCAAGGTCCAGCGCCTCAATGCACGGCGCCTTACCTGCGGCGCGGCCGGCAACGTTACCGAGTAGCGCACCCACCAGGAGGCCGACTATGGCCACTCCCGTCAGGATGAGAACTCGGTAGCGGCGCTTCCTCTTAGGCGCAGCCGGCACGCCGGCCGTCGCCGGCCGATTGAGTGTTGCCGTCATTAGAACTTGTACTCCCAGCCGTTAGTGTTGCTGAACGGTTCTTTGAGAACCAGAATGCCGTGCGGCTGGGGGACGTCGAGTACAACCTTGGCCGTGATCTTCTCGCCCGGTCCCATGCCGGCGCTCGGGAACGTTGCCGCGTCGGGCAGGCAACCGAAGGAGCTGGTTCCCAGGCTGCCGTTGAACGTGGTGCCATTGGCCGCGACAAACTTCCAGTCGTGGCCGCTCATGCGGTATGAGGACATGATGGCGTCGGCCAGCTCGGGCTTGGTTTCAACCGTGACGTCCACGATAACGATGTTGCCGTTCTTCGGCGCCTGGGCGTACTGCTCGGTGCATTTGCCGGGCTTGATGGAGTTGACTACGAAGTTGACCACTTCTTTGTTGTCGTGCGTCGGGTCAGTGATCCCGGCGCCCTGGCCTACCTCTTTGATGATGTTCCCACGAGGGGACTTGCCGGATTCTGCAGCGGCGGGGCTGGCAGTGACAGCCTGAGCCGTGGGAGCGGTGGGTGACGATGCTGCGGTGCCCCCACAAGCTGAGAGGGAAACCCCCAGCAGGCCGATCAGGGCAAGGGTGGTTGCGGACTTGGTGTATGTCATTATTCGGATCCTCGTATGTGAATGCGGAGTGATGCTGGAAGCATCCTCTCACGTTGTTGTAGTGGTTGTGGAACTTGACTCGCAATGAGTCTCTTACCGCTGTAGGCGGAAGCTTTTTAGTCGATCCAGTGGACCTCGGCGCCTATGGACATGGCAGCCTGAGTTAGTGGTTCGATCTGCCCGGATTCGGGGGACCGCAGCTCATCGGCCAGGACTCGGAACCGCACAAGATCCGCGGACCCAACACCCTGCTCGCTGAGTTGCTTCACTGCCGACTCCAGGTTCTCCTGGCCAATCTTGCTGTACCGCAGCCGTAGCTGCGGGGGAGTGGGGTCTGTTCCTTTCATGCCGGCCACGGGTAGAGCTGGGTAAAGCCAGACGCCCGGCAGATGGCGGCAAGGATCAGCTCCACATTTCTGCGGTCCAGTCCGGGAATAGCATCATCCAGCACAACCGGAGTGTTGGAAGCAATGGACGCGGCGAACGTCAGGAACCGGCGCTCACCACCAGACTTTGCGCCGACCCATTCGGGGATGGACTCAAAGTCGATCCAGTACCCTCCCCCGTCGTCCATCTCCCTGATCCAGGCGTTGCCAGGCTTGGCGAACTGACCGCCGAATCCCCGGATCAGAAGCTCAGTGCCGGCCTCCAGCGTGAGTAGGCCCTTGGCCCATGCCCGCAGTTGTTCCTCATGTGTCATGCTGTCTCTCCTTGGTTGAAGGTGTCGCCGTACTTGGTGACACAAGACTCAATGTATTCCACGGCAGCGGCACGGTCGGGGAACTCCCTAAAACCGTCACCGTTTTGCACCGCCTGATACTTGCCGCTGGGCAGTTTCTTTAGCCGCCACTCGAAGGCTGGCGCGGCCGGCGTCACAGCTTGCCCCACGTCTCAACCAGCTTGTCAGCCCGCCATACCCGCTCCGGGTAGTTCTTGCCCGCGCTGGAGTTGTAGGCCGTGACCCACACTGTTCCATCGTCCTGCGGGACTACCTTGTCCACGATGACGCTCCACGAGACGTCAAACGTGTAGCCGTCCATGCGGACGCCAGGCACAAGCTGGTCAGCTCGAACCTTGGCCGGTTCCTCGGTGGTCCCGAAGTGGACACGCTTCTCAGCCTGCTCGATAAGCGCCTCCACGCTGCCCCGCAGGACAACGAAATCCTCCGGGTCTTGTGGCCGCTGCGCGGCGTACCGGGTTGCAACCCTGGCCACAGTGTTCTTCAGCTCGTGAGCAAGATCCTCGACGTTCACGAGTTCATCCAAGCCAGGTCAGGTTCGACGTGGTTCTGAGAGGTGAACCGATCATCGTTCGGGTGCTTGACGCCGTAGGTGGTCTTGACCGAGTAGCCTTCAGCAAGGCCGGCGTTGATCCAACGCACCGAAGCCTCGCTAATGTCGTCAAACTCGTGCTTGCACTGGCCCTCCAGCTCGTAGCTCCCGGCGCATGTGCCCCAGCTCCAGTCCTCTTCCGTCTCCGGATTGGCAGCGCAGCCCATGCACAAGCCCTGCTCTGCAAGGTAGTGGACGTGGGAGGCGTGGGTGTCGAACCGGGCGCCGCTGGCCTTAGCCAGGTTCTCCAGGTCAACCAGCAGGTCTTGGATCCCGTTGTCGGGTTCGATATTTTCGACCGTGATCTGCTTCCCGTGGTAGGCACTCAGTGCCGCGAGGATCTTGGTCAGGTCAGGCTTGTTGTCGCTCATGGTAACTCCTTGTGGTTGTGTGTTTGCTTATGTGATCTGGTCTACAGATTGACCAGGCGTTCCTGCTTGCACTTGGTGCATTCGACGTCGAGAGCCTTGCACTGCTCCTCGGTCAACGTGGTCCAGTCCATGCCGATAGTGCCGAATGAGCGTGCCGACTCCCAAGCCTCCAGCACGTTGTCGGAGTGCATGTGCCTCTCGTTGCACAGTGCGGTCAGCTTGCGCACGTCCGGACCCTGCTTGGCACGGATGACCCACATGTACGGATCGGGGTCCGGGAGGGTGCCGTGCGAGTCGATGACCTCTGGCATGTAGCCGGCGTCGATCAGCTCTTGCCGGATCTTCACAAGCTCGTAGTAGTCGTAGTTGGTCCGGTAGAGCATTCCCAGCTCTTGGTGGTACATGGCCAGGGCCATGTCGAACAGGATGGAATTGGACTCGGTGCTGCGGTTGAACACCACGCCATCGTTGACGTTGATGCGGAAGTCCCCGGCCCCGTCAATCTGAATGACCGGCTTGCCGTCCGCCTCACCCTTGTAGAAGGTGACTTCGAGGTGATCGGCCTCCGGCTCCGGACCCTTGCGGGACACCTCCAGCACAACGTTCTCGCCCATCACAAGATCCGTCTTTATGTCGGCCGTCCACTCGCCCCAGTTGCCGCCCTTGC